AAAGAAGGCAGCGGTTAAGCCGCCCCTGCAGGATTGTTTTTAATAGTCTTGCGAAAGGGAATGAGTTTACCCTCTGCATTCTCCGTAAACGAAGAACGCCGCATCCAAAGACAAACTATTAAATCCGCTACCTTCTGCCCATGGTTGACTTTATTCAGTCATTCGTCTGTTGAGCTCATTACCAATAGGCTCTACTGGACGAAGCACGTACCCGAGCCGGGTACATGAACCGTGCAAGCATATGTCGACGACCTCTTCGTCATAACGACGAACGTGACCCGATGTTGCCATCTGAGTCAATCTAAAGAAGTAAGCGATATCGTCCTCAGGGACGCCGTTTACAACTTTACGGTCGACCGGTTTCGACAAAACCGTCACGAACTTCCCTAGCCAACACTGAAAATCCTCATTCCATTTCTTACGAGCATGATGATTCGTAGGAAACTTAGAGTACAGCATTGGGGACTGCTCCGTCGTGTCCGTAAAATACGGAACCATCGGTAAGATTAACTTAACGATGTATTGACGAAGTTCATGGAAGCCCTTGTCATTTGCCAAGTTAGCAAATGAACATAAAGCGGCATACACTTCTGGTGACAGTTTACGTTTACTATACGAGTCAACTCGATAGTAAACCGAAGACACGTCGATGCCCTCATAATAATCACCACCGCAGCTCTCACGGAACTTACCATCAACAAAGGATTTGCTGTGGTTAACAATGAATCCTAAGCTCTCAAGAGCTAAGATAACATCGTTCGTGATTGCAGTGTCGACTATCATATCGTCACCATAAACGCTATAGCGTGACCGAGTCATGCCTGTACGTTTGCACCACTCCTGTGACACATATTCTATAACGGCAGCAAAAATCAGACACTCAATGGGAAAGCATAATGCTGAACCCATCGGCGCAAATTTCTTCAACCGTATGACTCTGTTATCAGGTAATTTCGTTTCCTGAGAACGAGTCGCATACAACCATTTTAAAATGGGTGTACGCCTGAATACGCGCTTAACGAGCGACCAGCTAACACAATCGGATGCGGCACTAAGGTCGATCGTTGAATAAGAATTGTTCAACGACCCCTCTTTTGCCATATCACGATTCTGGGTCTGATCTCTAAGATTGATGCGTCCATGTAAATACGGATGCTCTTCTATGAAATCATAGATAGACCTCATTACTCCCTGTTGGAAGTACTGAAGTGTTACAGGCTCCATACTTATTGTCCGCAACTTAGAATACGTTTTCGGGACGAATATAGTACGCGAAACACGTACAATACCGTCACGAGGATCTGAAGGATAATAATCTCGCCAGCATTGGCCTAAAACAATTTTGAGTTTTAGATCTATGCCGAGTTCGAGATATTTATCATAAATTGATAATTTTCCTTCAGCAACGCTGCCCGAACCGTGTCGAGGTACCAACCTTTTACAGTTGAAATCTCGAAGCCAAACTTGCATGATTTTATTCATGCCGTTGACTAGTTCTGGGATACTATCCAGACACACGGCTTCTAAGTGAGACTCAGTAGAAACGTAAGCGGCTAATGCTTGATCCTCTAGGCCAATCGCCTTGAGATTCAGCTTTTTACCGAAACGGAAAAAACTAAGTACCCACTTAAGCGTATCAGCTTTGACATCAGGACACTCAAAGAGTGACACCAATAAGGGCATTACTGGCGCTAACAAGCGACACAGTAATGATTCTTGGCCTGGATGCTGGCGTATTATGGACTCTTTAAAAGTTCCATAATCCGTTACTGAATCGTTTATTAACAATTCAGCGGCATCCATACAGATGTTTAAGACATCCACAAGGTCGGACCTCTGAAGACCAACAGCAAAATTGGTCAATCGAGCAATCCGAGCTTGTTGTGGAGTGTCAAACTGATAAGTCACATCGCTCGCGAGGAAAAGCCACGCTTCAAAGAATTGAGAGATCAAGATTTGATTCTCCTTTTCAGCGGGGGCTCCCCCTACCAGGTGTATTTTATTCAGCATTGACTGAGACATGCTAAGTAAGCGTTCACGAAATGAATTCTTATTAACCATGGTATATACCTCATCTGGAGGAGCCCCGAACTTTAATCAAGCTTGGTAGCTGTTAAAGTTCAGGCGGGGTCACGGCACCTTTCATCAATTGAGATAATCGAGTCAAAGTGGTGACATTCTCGCCGTATAATGATGATAGTAATCTCTTCAATAGAGTTTCTATTGTAGTAGAGGTCACTAACGCATCATTCGGTGCTTTTATGACAAGATGAAGGGAGAAAGGGAGATCATAAGTGTCTCCTGTAACGGATTCCGTTACTCTTCCAACTTCTGTCAACTGTGTAACTAAAGAAAAGCCTTTTCTAGATGGCGCATAATGCGACGCATCTATACTAGTGCCTTTGTACACGTCTTTTACTTCATTGTAAGCTATCCTGATTTCTTCAGGACAGTCATTCGATGAATTGACGTTTACTACTTTAGTCTCACCGGATAACCTTACCTTCTCAGCAAAGTCAACCCCAAAATTAAGGTTGGCTCTTTGCAAATTAAGAGTAGCAGGTGATCCAAAAGCGGTATCACTATAAGTGAACCCGAGAGTTTTACTCATTGTATGTCCTCCAGTCCGCACGATGTGCGTGGTACCGACTACTTTAAAGGTAGACGGGCATAGTACCAACTATGCATGGGTGGCCGTATCAAAAGAATTTTGACACGAGTAATGCGCCTCCTTCTAGCCAATGGCCGGAAGGGTCGTTAAAGCTCAGATCGAAAGGTTGCTTAGGAAATGTCGTGTGTAGGTCGCGATTATACGTAGAGAGTGACACGAACGTGTCTGAACCCTCTAGGTAACGTGATGAACTGACACGCGTCGATCTTTTGACCGACGATATTAACTGTTTTAAGTCATACAGAGTGGGAAAAGATTTATACTTTATCCACCTTGCATACTCATCAGAGTTAATAAACCAGTCCACCACGAACGAATAGGGGAGAATCTCCCAAATATTCGTCGCATCTAATCCTATATCCAAAGATTGGAGAAATAGGAAGAGTATATCAACCTTGTTTACGGGCTGAATACGCGGCCTCAGGCATGTGCGGGCATTGCACTTTATGGTAACAATGTTACCCATAAAGTCTCCAGTGTGATACGACGTACCATACGTCGTACCAAGCGCAGAAAACGCCTCGGCCACCTCAAATATCGATTTACCGTGAAGCGCGGAGTATAATTGCTCCGTCAATCGCTTGGTATCGGATACTTGAGGTTTTATGCCGTAAATCCACCAGAGGTACAGATCGGCCCACTGCTTTGGCTTTGCAGTCAAAGAGAACTTCTTAAGCGGCTTGACCAAAGACTTAATATCTAAAGAGTCTTTGATATAGGCAGCCCATTGGAAGTTTATGGTTTTGCAAGCCTCAACTGAGTTGTAACAACTCAACCAAGGAGCATTACCTGGGTCGACTGATGAAAGATCTAATAAATCAGAATTAATTTGATTTATAGATCCATCAGCAGTACCTGCAAATACTATCTGAGATGTAATAGAATCTAGATACACCGGTGCGCTAAAAGCTTGAAAACTTATCCAAGAATTCGTCGAGGAGTTGGCATACTGCCAAGACCCTGTCGGATGGAGAGTTCTCTTTGCGATAGCACTAGAACCGGTAGCGATAGTGGTAGGGCGCGAGCCTTGGCACCAATCGATACCAGTTATCGGAAAGTAGCAGTCAGCAATAATTTGCTGATAATAACCAGTCGCTTCCAAATGGAAGTGATAGTTAGAACCTACTGTTTCTAGATAACAGGTTCCACCGTAAGTGATTGAATTGTAAACTTGATCAAACTCATGTTTGTCAGTCCAATTGAATCGCCAACGTGTCAATGTAGAGTATGTAGAACTACGGGCCGTGAAGAATTTATTCTTTAGCGGATCCGAATTGTTCAAGAACATACACATCGAAGGATAGCTAGGGTGCCGTCCGAGAGCACTACCCAAAGTCGTTTGGACTTCGAGTGGTACTACCTCTCCGGTCGCCTTAGCGTGGAATACCCCCTTATCGCCGTACTTGTCCTTCTTACCTTGAAGAAGCCATCCAGGTTCAATATTAACTGGCATATCACTAGCCAGTAATAGTTTACCGTCTGACTTACGACATAGGGCAAGGGCAAGAGCGGGCTTGAAATTACTTGTTCCGTCAGGAAAACTGAAGGAATAAGAAAAATGAATCATACCAATCTGGTATTGTTCATGATCAAGACCCACGCCGATAAGAGATATACTCACACACGTTTCCTCCGTTCGATATGAACTTATCAGAAGTCGGGC